CTCAAAAGCTGCAGGACGTTGGGAAACAGAACAAGGTGGTGAGTATTTTGCTGCTGGTGTAGGCGGAGCAATCACGGGCCGTGGTGCAGACCTCTTGATTATTGACGATCCGCACTCGGAACAAGACGCAATGTCAGCAACTGCACTCGAAAACGCGTATGAATGGTACACGTCTGGTCCAAGACAACGTCTTCAACCAGGAGCCAAGATCGTTTTAGTTATGACAAGGTGGTCAAAAAAAGATTTAACAGGAATTTTACTAAATAATCAAAAAGAAGTTAAGGGTGATCAGTGGGACGTGGTTGAATTTCCGGCAATCATGGATCACGGAACTAAGCAACAACCGGTTTGGCCCGAATATTGGAATTTAGACGAACTTGAAAAGGTAAAAGCAACGCTTCCTGTTGGAAAATGGAACGCACAATGGATGCAACAGCCAACTTCCGAAGAAGGAGCCCTTTTAAAACGGGAATGGTGGCGTAAATGGGAAAAAGATTACCTTCCAACGTGTAATTATGTAATTATGTCGATGGACACGGCGTTTTTAAAGAAAGAAACTGCGGATTATTCTGCAATTACTACTTGGGGAGTGTTTTATCCTAACGAAGATAGCAAACCAAATTTAATTTTACTCGATGCACTTAAAGATCGGTATGAGTTTCCAGAATTACGTCGTGTAGCGTTAGATCAATACAAGTATTGGAATCCTGACATGGTTATCGTTGAACAAAAAGCATCGGGCACGCCTTTGACCCACGAGTTAAGGCAAATGGATATTCC